TTGAGCTGCTAAACTCAATGACATTATTACTAACCACAGTTGCACTTGTTGAAGCAACTTGAATAAAACCCGTTGTGGTTACGCTTGAGTCTATGTAAAACTTACAATTCGTTAAAGCCAGTGGACCCCCGGACGCATCAATCAGCCTGCCTTGTTTGCCCACCAGCCGAAACTCACATGACGAAAACATTGTGTTTGCTAAAGAACCTAAATAAATAGCAGCAGCGGTTGATGTAGTGTTGTCAAAACTAAACGAGCAATTAGACGCATGAGTCACGGTTTGGGCAAAGATTGCATATAACGCCTGGTGATTTACATTCGTGAAGCTACAGTTATTTAGGAAAGCGCTAACTGCCGCATCATTCTTCCCAGCATATATGCCTACTCCAACGTCTTCAAAGCTGCTGTTCGATATAAATAGGCCGTCTTGCCTATTTACAAATATCCCATACGTATCACTCAAACGAAAGATAGTCGTTTGATGCTCACTTAGACCCGTTGGGGTCTCATATGTGCCGTATGGACCTATGTCTATGTTTGTAAAATGCGTATTATCGTATAAGTAATCAGCATGAATGCCATACTTAAAAGCGCAAATCCTTACATTGTCAATAAATGTTCCGCCGGAGTTACTGCCGTCAATAACGCCACCCAACTCTATCCCAGTCAAAGCCCCCAAGATCTCGACGTTCTGTATTTTAGTTCTTGCACAACCATTAGCCGATCCGCTACCGACCCGAATTGCCGGAAGGAATTGATAAAGATTGTCTCTATCTGATTGCTCGGCAGGTTGAGTGAACCTTATGCTCAAATCCCGAATCACAGGCCCCGGCTCGCCCGAGATTAAATACAGGATGCCATAGTTGCCGCTTCCAGTCTTTGCCCAGGGTTCATTGGGCAGATACAGAATAGTCCGCCCGACTCCAGCGCCCGTCAAGATCTGCCCCGGAGTAGACATGGTCAGCGGCGCAGTTAATGTATACGCGCCCGCAGGAATATACACCGGTCTTCCCGTATTTATGGCTGTCTGGATGCTATTGGAATAGTCAGCGATATGCGCATACTTAGGGGACGCCGAATAGGTAATTCCGCAAAGGCTGGCGGACCCTCCGATTGGAGCGCCGTCCCAGTATAATGTTCCGGCGACATTGTATAGTTTATTGACCTGATCGAGTGGAGTCCCAACCTCTATGTATAACCCGCCGGGTCCTACCTTAAACTCTGCTATAGCTATGGCGGTCGTGGCCAACAATATCAACGCTAATATCCATGCCCTTGTTTTCACGGCTAACTCCCGGTTGATATTAGAGTGTTGTGGAAATATAATGACCCGCCCACGCGATATAGACGGTTAACGGTGCTTGCCGGAGGTGTAACCTCGTCTGTAAAATATATAGATTTACCGCCCTGCTCCCTGAACTCTCCATAAGCGACGCTTGCTATCAATGCCAACAGCAGAATAAGCCAGCTTAGTTTCTTCATCACTTGCCCTCCTCAATCTTCTTGAGTCGTGCGTGCAGTTCAAGGATATACCTGGACTGCTCCTCGACCTTGACAAGAAGCTCGTGAATGGCCTGGTTGTGCGAGATGGTCCCGCCCTTATTGACGGTCATGCCTGGGAGGTGTTTGTTCTCGGATATGAATTCGTCAAGCTCGTCCAGTTTGGGGAGTGCGTAATCGTCCTCAAAGACGTAATCCGCGTAGGCCCCGGCAGACATGATGCCTCCCGAGGCGTAGATGCTGCCAACGACGTGAAGTTCTTGCCCTGGTGAAGTCGTCCCAATGCCTACTTTGCCGTCGTTTTTGAATACAACTCTCACATTGTCAGCATTGGAGCTTCGCGATTGAAAATACAAATCCGAATTATTCGCGGTAGTGAGAATTGCATAACCATTATATCTGGCAGTCTCGCCGAAATCCTGGAATAGGCCCAGTATCACGTCATATGCCTGCGTGTTTGTACGGACGTTTAAGCTGGTCGCGCTCCCGCTCCCCAATATTTCAACATCAGCCCCTGTGAAGGTGGGGCTTGTAAACATGGTCGCCTTGCTTTCGTTGGTGACATTCCCAAGCCCGACCATCGTGGACGTTATGCCGCTTACTGCGCCCGTGAAGGTGGGGCTTGTAAACATGGTCGCCTTGCTTTCGTTGGTGACATTGTCCAAACCAAGAGACGTTTTGGCCGTAGCCGCGCTTTCCGCCACCCAGGTTGAACCACTCCCCACAATGAAGTTCCCATCCGTTGTTGCAAGCGCAGCAATGGCGGTCAACTCTGCGTCAGCAACTTGATAAGCTGTGGAATTCGTATAGGCCGCAGTGCCCAAGGCGGTAGACTCAACCATATTGGTTCCATTACTAATAAACACCTTTCCAGTTGTGGGCACTGTTGTTGGAAACGTATAAGGAGTCCATGATGGAGCTGCCGCGCCATTGCCCATTAGATGCTTCCCTAATGCACCGGCAGTCAGCCAGGCATAAGCGTTATCAGCCGTGCCATAAGGGATGCCGCCATTGGTCTCTGTGAGGCCGGCTATGGATTGCAAGGCCGCATGAGTCTTGAGCGTCGTGCCGTCAAGAGTCAGTCCGGTCCCGATAGCCGTCCCGAACACTGACTCAAGGCACCTGGCGTCAAGCTGAGTTTGAGCATTTGAGGAGAGGGTGTTAATGTATTTCAGCTCAGCATCCGATACGCTGCTGTCGCTGCCATAGGTCGCTCCAGAGACGTTCGCTGTTGCCGATATGCTGCCGGTGACGGCGAGGCTGTCATTGACCGCCAGGCTGGCATCGTCATAGTCGGCCAGGGTGTGGGTGTAAACCGTATCGCCCCCTTGCTTAACCGGGTCCCCGAGCTGAATGGTTTCCCCGTTCGCAATGATAGGGATGGCAAGCAAAAGGCAAATCATTAAAAATCGTTTCATGGGGAATCTCCTATCCGTTGCTGTTTCTGGAAAACTGTTTCCAGCCCGTGGCCGTTTTCATCAAGACTATCAAGTCGTTGACCGTCTCCAGTATAAAGTTCGTGCCGATATCAAAGTGCGTCGCAGATATGGTGATGGTATGCCCCGTGACGGCACTCAAGCACACCAGCTCTCCCGCAGAAAACGTTCCGTTAATCGCGGTCAGCGTGTCGTTCACCCCTGAATAAGAGGTGAGAGAAATATTTTTCTGACCGCCCGCCAGGGTTATCCCGCCGTCAACATCGAGGGTCTTGGCCGTCAAGGCCCCAACGGTAGGCCGCGCAGCGCTCTCTAATTCCAGCAGGGACACCCGGTTCATCCGCAGCTCGCACAGGGTGCTGGCGGGCCAGCCCTTGGCGACGCTCCCGTCCTGTGCCCTTACGCCGGTCAAGGTGGTCCCCGAGATGGACGTCACCTTGACGATCTCGAAGTCAAACTCGTCCGACGGGTTCTGGAGCGTCACGTAGCAGTACTCCCCGGAAGCCAGGGAGGGAAACCTTATTGCGCTGACAACCGGGATGTCCGTGGCCCCCGTCAATATCGGACCTGACAGGGTAGTCTTGACATTATTGGCAAACTTTAAATCCATGGTTTAAACCTCGTCTGTTTGGTTGTACTGGTACACCACTTGGTCGTCCGATTCCCGATACACAACGTCGCTATTGGCGGAACGGTAAATATAATTAGTTCTCCAGGACGGATGGCTGAACACGTTCGCCTCAACGCTGGGGGGCTCAGCGCCCACAGTCGTAAGCCTGAACAGGGCCGTACATACGCCCGCCAGTTCCAGTTCCGGGGACACGTCAAACCCGCCCAGGGCGTTCAGGGCAGCAGTGATGGGGGATTCAATCGCAGCTCCCGCAACAATGGATGACGCAGCGAATACAGCCCCGGCTCCAATCAAAAAAGCAATAGCGGAATCCAGAAGCACGGTAGGTCCGGCGGACATGCTGCATTCGGCTTCCAGCAAAAGGGGTGGCTCGAAATAGACGTAAGGCTGAATCCCTAAAGAGGCCTCGCAGACAAACTCCGCCTCGGCCTCGGAAAACACGCCTGCATTAGCGGCGAGGGTGCAAACGACCGTGTTGTCCCGGTTGCCTGAATAGATGACCGTTGCGCCCAGTTCAATGGCAGATACGGTTTCAGCACTGAAAGCGGATGAACCATGCACTGCCGAAGGATCGGCGTAAAGGAAAGAGAGCGCCTGGAGATACCCGTGCGCCTCCTGTTTGATAAATGTGATGCTGGCTGTCAGTGTGGCGTATGGGCCGGACCATTCTTCATAAACGTAGGCGTTATTTAGGGCGATCCCGTTCACGACTGTGTAATTGAGGGCATCTGATCCCGGAGATGTGCGAGCTAACAGGTGCAGAAACCGACACTGACCCTGGCGTGTCATCCCACCGCCCGGGCTGATAGTCGCAATCCCCGCAAAGTTCTTTGCCTGGGATGCGAAGTATCTGTACGGGAACGCGAGAAGGGTGGCCGCGCCGCCGCCGGCAATAGCCGCCGCTGACGCATGTATGCTCCCGGCGGCGTCCGTAAGGGCCGCCCCGGATAGCGCGGCCTCGGCTGTCCTGGATCCTGGGATGTACGGGAAGAGTTCGGCATACGCCGCAAGCGCCGCGACGGCGGAACCGTGGACCAGGATGGGGGCAGCGCTGGTAGAACACGCAGCATCGAATGCCACCACTCCGCCATAATACTGTCCGCCGGTCGCAGCGAATGATGCAGCCCCGGCAAGGGCCGAAACGCCCCATCCGATACGGTCAGCAATGCCCCCCAGAGCCCCGCTGCAAGCCAAAGCGGCTTCGGCAGGGACGTTTATTGCCCCGAGACCGCCAAGGGGATAGGTGTTGATGGCTCCCGAGTTGAGGGCATTGCTGGCTACCTCAGCCATAGGGCTCCTATGCCAGGGATACGGTCAGGTTGCCGACGGCGAACTTGAACTGGTCCCCGATGCCGATGGTCTTAGGCTCGGTAAGCTCTCCCCACACCAGGACATTTCCGGCGGTCAACGCATCCATGATGGCGCAGTGTGTGATGGCCCCCCATCCCGCTGTTGCGACCGGGAACGTAACGGTCCCGCTGTTCGCGGCAGTCCCGCCGGACGCTGCGGCGAACGACACTGCGATACGGACATAATCCCCGCCCGATATCTCGGCGGCGCTCCCTATCACGTTCGTCTCAAGGGCCGTGTCAGCGGTAAATAGGGCCACATAAAGGTTTTCCGGGGACACGAAATCAGTAAGCTGTTTGCCCAACAGGTGGTCTAATAGTTCGTTTTCCGTGTAATCTGACAATGCGCTCATGTTCAATATCTCCTATCTGGTTACTTCGGGTTTGACCCTTACCGTTCCTTCCGCAATGCGGAAAACCCTGCCCGCAGCCGACACGACTTCCAGATCATACGAGCCGCGAACCCACGTCCACGCTGCGGTTGTCGCTGCGGGAATCTCCAGCGACACCTTCCCGGCAGCTCCGTCTATTGTGATATCGCCATCCGTGGTCCCCTCGTAGAGAGTGGCAGCGGATGGCTGTGTCTCCCGTATCTGCATCCTGGCCGTGTAATTGGTCAGGTCAATGACTTCATCCGTGTCGGCATCTTTGTAAATGAAGTCGTGCAGATACGTTGTCCCTTGCAGGATGTACAGGTGAACAATCGTTATATCGAAGCCCATTAGATGTACCCCACCAGTGGCCGAATCCCACTATTCTTGGTTTCTAAAACAACTTTGGTCATTGCAATGCCGATTCCGTCCTGAAACCTGTTCCCGTAAATGGGCGCTTCCTGGCTGTTCCCCCACGGCTTGTTGGACATAGACAACAGCCACCACTTAGCTCCGTCGGTGATAACCTCCAGCCAATCCTCATACATCCATTCCGGGATGGAGGTCGCGGCCCGGGTCGGCTTCAGGGCCACCCTCACGCGGGCCTCAAAGTCTTCCTCTGCGCCGTCGGGGAATAGGATCTTCGGATAGGGATCGAACCGGGATATCTCGTAGGTGTCCGGGTCAATGAAGTCCCCCCAGGTTTGCTCGGTTTCATCCTCAAGTTTCTGAATGGACACCACTCCGACAAGGCGGGTATTGGCAGGCAAGGCAAGCGCAGCCTCCGTGTCGCCCTCATAGACGATGATGGTGGTCTCCAGCCATTGCCTCCAGAACCAGGTCTTGTCGCAAAAGACGATGATGGCATCCCGGACCGCATCCTCGATGGTCGGCTGAGGGCACATTGGAAGAACGGGTGAAACGTGAGGGTAGAAATCAGCGAACGTGTAAGTGACTTCCCGTGCCATGGATTACCTCCCGACAGCCTGGGCTTCCTGGGTCTTGGCCATTTGATAGGCATCCGGATCTACCAGGGATTCAGCCGAAACCTTGCCGGCAAGAGCAGCCGTGAATCCCTGACTGTAAGCGGCGGCCCTCTGCGGCGCAGCAGGGGACAAATCAGCGTCCTTGGAATAAGCCAAGGATAGGATGTAAAGAAGCATCGGGCCTGCGTAGATATCATCCAGGCTGATAACGCTCGCCAAGGTGGCGAGGTCGGCAGGCGTAGATGAGTAGAGCATCTCGACGTATCCTGGGCTGACAGCGGGCTGTTGCGGGTAAACGTAAAAGTTCCTGGGGTTGCGCTCGTCGAACATGTAGTGTTTGACTACGGCGGAAGCCGTCTCGGTATGCCACTCGGGACGCTGTTCGTCGAGGATGCGCCGCTCCACCTGGGTAATGGCCCGGCCCGGAGTAGATCCGTCAACGCCCATGTTGCGGATGATGTCCAGCAACTGAACCCCGCTGGTCGGGATGGTCTGCTTGGCTCCGGCCACCAGGAGAACCGCTGCATTAACGGCAGAGGCGTCCGGTTTCAACAACACGATGGCCCGCTGAGCATCGTTGAGCCAGTAGGTAAGCTCTTCTTCCGGCCACCGAACGTTCGTGGCGTCCTGAAGGATGATCTCGGCCCTATCGACGATCTGCTGCCCGGTGATAGTTGCCATGTCTTACTCCTTGTTTTTGGATCGCTTCCGTATACGCTTTGTCGGCGGAATTACATCCGGCAGGGCGTGGACAACAAAATTTGAGGTCTTTTCCACCGGGGCAGAGTCGACGATCACGGGTCCAATGATCTTGAAATCCCTCGGGCAGTCCGCGCACAGCTTCACCGCATCCTCGCTGACCATCTGCCCTATCCGATCCGAACCGAACGTGACGGGCTGAGCCAGCCACGGCATGGTGAGCGTCCATGGGAGTCGCTTGCCGAAATACTGAACATTAACGAGCGTCATCTTTGCTCCTCCGCCGCATCGGCGAGAGAGAGGGTGAGTCTCTCTCGCCGTGCCGGGCTATGGGTTACATGTTACGTTTCGTCGTCGATCGCGCCTTCCTGCTTGTAAATGGCGATCCCGGTCAACACCGAAGAAATAGGCAACGCAGCCCCAAGAACCTTGACGTCAATCGTGCCGTTGGCCGTAAACTCATACGGCCAGGTTCCGGCAATGAAGTTGACGCCATGCACGACGTTTGCGGCAGCGTTATTGATCGTGGTCGCGCCCCAACGGGCAACGCCCGCGTATTGGGTGGCCAGCCCATCGAAAAACATATCAATGTCGTAGCCGGTGTATCCGGTGTCGGTAATGCCGACATCAATGGTGCGTCCGGCTCCCATCGCCGTCCATGCGACAAGAAGGTCTATAAGCTGAGCCCCCTTGGGCATAGGAATGAGTTGAATGACGCTGTTGGCGTCAAGTTCTGCGGCAGCGGTATATGTTCCCGTCCTCGCCAGAACGATCCCGGCGGGGATACAATGATCAGGGCAAATCCCTGACACATGTGCAGTGGAGTAAACAGTTGAAGCAGCCATAATAAAGAACCTCCCTTCTTACGTTTCGTCGTCGATCGCGCCTTCCTGCTTGTAGATTGCGACTGCGGTGATAACTGCGGCAGCCGGAAGGACATCCCCAAGGATTTTTGCGTCGATAGTTCCGTTTGCTGTGAACTCATAGGGCCAACACGCAGCCCCAGCGATAAATTTGACGCCATGCACGACATTTCCAGCGGTATTGGCCGCTACGCCGCCCATGGTTGCGCCCCAACGAGCCTGGCCCGCATACTCAGCAGCCACGCCATCGAAAAACATGTCAATGTCGTAGCCGGTGTATCCGGTATCCGTGATGCCGACATCAAACGTGACACCCGACCCAAGAGCTGTCCATGCGATCAACAGGTCTATGAGTTGCGCGCCTTTTGGCATAGGAATGAGCTGGATGACGCTGTTGGCGTCAAGAGTGGATATTCCATTCGTATATGTCCCGGTGCGAGCCAAAGTGATCCCGGCGGGGATACAATGATCAGGGCAAATCCCTGACACATGTGCAGTAGAGTAAACAGTTGAAGCAGCCATGTTTTAATCCTCCGTTATGAGGTTGAGGAGGCTTGGCAGGTCAACGCCCAAGCCCCCCTGGTTTAGCTGTTACGCATTTGGGTCAATCGCGTAAGTATCCACCGCGATCACGCCGAAGTCCGCCGAGTTGTACCTGGCCTTCTTAACGCCATAGATGCACCCTGCCGTAATGGCCAGGGCGTTGCCCCGGTCGTCCTTCTCTTCGTTCCAGGAGTACCGCCCGTAAGACGAGCCTCCGCCCCATGCGATCATTCCGGCCTGTGCGCCCAGGAATAGAGCCCTGGCCGCGCCGAGGTTGCCGCCCGCTCCGTAGGTGCTGAACCGGATCACGTTGCGGTGTTTGTGCATGATGACCCCGCCATAGACGCCGAGGGTGTTCAGGAACAGGTTGTTTTTGTCCCCGCGCAGCCCGGCGGCCTTGGTGATCTCGACCCAGTCGTTGCTCGACGTTGCAGTCCTGAGGTCATACGCCTGGAATGTGTGCATCAAGAGGACGAAGTGTTTCTCGCCGTCGATCATAAACGGCTGGATCATAGGATCAGCCGTCTCCGCCTTGGCGGTCAGCCGCTCCACGAGGGTGAGATCCATCTTGTCCGACGTGGTGATGGTGGCGGAGCTGGAGGCCGATCCTCCATAGATGATGTGAGATGCATCGGGGGACTGGAGGCTATTGTTGGCCCTTCCGGTCCAGGATGTCCCCACGTGGAAACTGGTGTCAACGCCACGAGCACCGGCCAGGTACATCATGATCTGCTGGTCGTAGTCCTCGGCAAACCACATGGCCAGGGCGTCACGGCCTTCCTTGCGCAGGTTATACGGCACCCGCTGCTCGGTCATCTTGCCCTTGGACTTGGTGCCCTTCCGGCGTTGGTCGATAAAGAGGGAATCGTTGTAGAAGGTCAACGCCTCTTCGGCGCTCGTCCCCTCGATCACGTGATCGCCTTCGATACCGTCCCCGGATAGTTTCATGCGCAGGGCCACGGTGATCTTTTCACCTGCCTGCTTGTTGAGTTCAGTTTGGACTTTGAGCAGGGCATCCGGTCCGATGCCCATGAATTTACGAAAATACTGTCTGACCTCAGCCTCGTATGCGAGACTGATAGGCCATCTCTGTACTGCTAAGGCATTGCCTAACTCAAATTCGGTCGCAGCCATTGTCTGGGCCTCCTATGTGTCGCCGTCGCAGCACACAGACGCATTTTAGCCGCCCAACAGCCTCCGCTGGTCCGCCTCGGATAAGCGGCTGAACTCCGTTTCAGACAAAACTTTTTCCAAGGCGGACGCATCGGCTCCGGCATCCCCGGGTACATCCCCGAGGCTTCTGTGTTCTGTTCCGGCTGGTTGTTTTATTTTTGACAGCAACTCTTGAGTCACTTGCTCCCTGATCCGCTGCTCCAGTTTCGTCTGGGCGTCCTGGGCCCCCTTGTCAGGGGGCTTGGACGCCTCCTGAAAAAGGTTATTGAGCATAAGAACAAGACTCGCTGCTGCCTGCCCTAATGGTTTCGGTTTCCCGCCATTCGCCGGGAGTACTCTGGTCCTGGGGTCGGTCACTAAGGCCAACCCGTCCAGATCGGTAAACCCGTTCTCCACGGCAAATTCGCTAAGACGCTGGTTTACGTCGCTGTCCTGGTCGTACAGACCCGGAACAGCCTCCGCCATCATCCCCATGCTCTGGTCGATCATGGCCTGGTCAGACTGTTTGGCCTTCGCCTGTTCGGCCTGCCTGGCCTCGTAGGCCCTGAATTTCCGGTCGTATTTGATCGCCTCAACCGGGTCTTCTTCCAGCAACTCGTTAAACTCCTGCTCGGATAGGACCTTGAACTCCTCGACATCCTTGGTGGCCCCGTGGGTCGCCTCAACCGCCTTCTTCGCGGTCTTGAACGCCTCCAGCTCTGCGCGTAGCTGCGAAACCTCCTGGGAAAGGACCTGACGCTGCCCACGTTCTTGATGCAGGGCCTGGATGGGTACGAACCCCTTTGGGGGCTTCCCCGCCTCTCCTGTGCCATCTGACGCATCCTCAGTGGCCTCCTTCTCGTCTATCGGAGGAGACGGCTCCGCTTCCTTCGTCTCTGACGGTTTCTCTTGGGCCTTGGGTTTGTCCTTGGCTTCCTCGGTCTCCTCGCCCATGAGTTCGGCCTCGGATATGGTCTCCGTGTCGAATAAGGGCTCGAACGTGCCTGTCGCCTGCGCTTCGCTGTTGCCGTCCGCATTGATCGTATGATCAGGGGACGCCGGTTCGGGTGTTGCGGCCTGGGCCGCTGCCTCTACTGATGCCTGGGATGTGGTTTCTGTTGCCATTTGCCGGTCCTCCTTTAACGTCGGTTGGACACTGACGCCGCTCCCGGGTATCGGCAGGGAGAGTGCCGTATTGGTCCTGCTGTGGTTCAGCCCGTAACGTGGGCCAGGCGAAAATAAAAAGGGCCGATCAGTCGCGCACGAATTGTTTCGTGCGAAACCAACCGGCCCTTATGGTGCTCGTGTTGGGTGCTACTTGGGTTTAGTCGCTATTCAATGCAGCGTATGATGTCCCGCCATCCACTTTGATAGAAATTTCAGCCCGGATCATCTTTAAGTCCGGCTTTAGCGTTTGCTCAACGGTGAGCCAGAGGTCGTGTTTCAGGCAAAACAACTCTATTTCTTTCTGGAGCTGCAAGGCTTTGTCGTTTGTTATGCCCATCCAAACTTTCTGTCCCACCACCCCGGCGATCCCGGAGAATCCGGGAACGTCCGATCATAGTTGCGGTCGAATGAGTGGTTTCCCACATCGCTCCTGAACCGCTCCGTGTTCCATCGGAAATCCCGTCCCGGCAACAGCTCACGCTGCTCCCGGAAGTGCCGTTCCGCTTTTTTCTCAAATTCAGCTTCTTGTTGGGGTGTCATTTTTTTTGTCTACCTTTTCCACGGTCAACCGAGCCAGCTTAACTTGATGCCACGGGACGAAAGCGAAATCGCGCTCCCCCATGCCTGTAAATTGCAAACCTTGTGTCTTGAACGGATGAGAGTCGGGATCGTCCCATAATGACATGCCAGTCCATACGATATAATGTTCGTTATCTTCAATATCTTTATATCTCAGGGTAAATTTGGTCGTTTTCTGTGGCGTGATGATCATGCCGCCTCCTTGTTCAACCCTTCCCGAAACTTCTCGTAATCCCGGCGCTTAGTTTGCTCTGCCTTGGACTGAAGTTCATACCCTGTCTTAAAGCTGACAAGCTCCAGCCGACCCTTCTCGACCTTCAACTTCTCGCGGTCGATGTCGGCCAGCTTGATGATCTTCTGCGCCTCGGCCCGGGTCTTCATGGTATCGGCTTCGAGCTTGTCAAGCTCCAGCATGATCCGCCGCTGCTCGATCTTCGCCATCTCGGCCTGGGCCTGTTTCTGCGCCTCAAGCTGCTGGATGGTCTGCTGTTTGATCTCCTCCGCGCTCATATCCTCTTCTGCTGGGTTAGAGCCTAAAAGTGGCTTCATCTTTGCCAGCAACTGCTCCTTGTTGGGGATGTTGCTCATCTCAAACGCGAGCTGCATAAGTTGTGGGATCACTTCCGGGGGCGACTTTTTCACCCATTCGATGATGAGTTCGAGATTGCGTTCTCTTACGGTATCGGTCTGGGGCGCATCCGACACGATCAGGTCATAGCGGCCCTGGGTGATGTTGTATTTAATGCCGCCGCCCTGCTCATCCGGATGGTTGATGGCCACAAACTTCTCGGCGCCCGTCAAGCGGTCCGTGACGCGCAGGATCTTCTCCCCGGTCCACGTGCCCTGGATGAGGGACACGATCTGCTCCCCGAGGAGCTTCGTCGACCTCCGGAGGTTGGCAAACAAAGGCGCCGTGATGGTCGCGCCCTGCACCTGCCGCTTCTCAATCGCGCGTCCGCTCTCTGCATTGCTCTGGTATCCGAGCTGTTCCGCGTTCGCGCCGCTTATCTGTTGGATCTCGTTCTCGCTTTGTTGGAGGATGGATATCTGTGAGGCCGCCAGGTTTTGGTGCTCCTCGATCCTGATGCGGTCTATCTTGCCCGGCTGAACGACCACGAACCCATCCGGCTTGTTGGCCTCTTCGTAAATGGACTGTAAGCTCTCCTTGTCCGGAGCCACGTCTTTCTCGACAGTCGTCCGGCGCTTGGACAGCAACGCCATGGCCATGGATCGCCGCTTATTGATCTCGATGTCCTGGTCCCGTATCTGTCTTGGGATCCCGTAGGGGTGTTTGTATCGGTCGGTGTAGCCGACGAATGGGACAAACGGGAACTGATCGTGGGGGAAAGGACTGGGCAGTTCTTGGAGCATCATCTCTCCAAGGAAGGTCGCCACTCTCACGCGCCGGATGGTTGCGGACACAACCTCCTGGGACTCCTGGATGATCTGATACTGCTGCATGGGAGGCATGTCGTTAGTCAGCTCGATGACGCGCCCATCCGCAAAACTTGCGAACCAGCCTTTATCGAATATCGTGTACCACATTTCGACCGGTCGGACCCTGCACCTTTGGGCGTCTGTCCAATCGGAACCGGCGAGCGTGCGCGTCTCGTTCTCGACCTGAGACGCCTCGTCGTCAAAGATGCTGTTCCACTCGCTCTTTATCCCGCCGGAGAGGTCGGCGAAATAGTCTTTCAGCTCCCGGTCCTTGCTTGGGAACATCGCTTGCAGGGCCTGGAGGTCCATCCATGGCTGGTGAAAAACATATCGACAGTCAAGCGGGCTGAACCACGGGGACGCGAACGGGTCCCAGTAAATTTGTTTCCAGTCTCGATACGCCACCCTGATTCTCTCTCGCCGTGGGTCAGGATGAAATCCAGGGGAAAGACAGCCGAATCCCGGGATAATGGCGTCCCTGAACGCCTCGGCGATCAAAAATGGCCCGTCGCTCTGGTCCATGACGAACTGGATGCCCTCGCTCATGACCTGCGATATCTCGCTATCGTCCTGGGTGCGGCCCTTGGCCTGCACGTCGAATTTGTTGATGGCCTGGGTGCCGAGGATGAGGTTGATGACCGGGAAAGTACGGTTGATGGTAAGCATCTCGATGCCGGCGTCAGACGCGGCCGTGTAATCGGTGTCGGACCACTGGTCTCCGTCGTACATGCCCGCATCGCGCCAGGACTCTCTGCGCCAGTCACGGGACGCCCAGTGCGACTCTGCGACCCAAAGCTGAAGGGTTTTGATATCCGGTTTCTGGAATGAGGAGCGTTTGTCAGGCATTACGCGGCCCTCCGGCGAAGTTGAAAGCGGCCGATATTGATACGCTGTGTGGCGGTGCGCTTAGGGGTGAAGCCCCGGACGTTGGTTTGGCTGGTAGTGAGTTTGAGCAGGAGATATTGCAGGGAATCATGGGGATGGGAGAAACGGTTTTTTTCGGGCTTGTCGCTGTACTCCCCGGTCGTGCCGACCTGCGGATAGCAGTAGCCGCCGAGGAACCCGTTGATGAGCCGGGTGCATGACGGGTCTATGAGTAAGCCGTCAATCCGCCCGAGGGCCTGCTCGACGGCCTGAGTCCGCGCAGTGAAATTTTGATCGCTCGACACCACATTGACGCCAGCGGCCTCCTGCATGAGCATAGCGTTGGAGGTGAACCCGCCCTCTTTTTTGCTGAACTTGTTGGCCCCTGCCGGGTCTCCCCAGTCCTGATATGTAGCGTTAGGGTAGGCCGTGTTGCATGTCATCACAACGTGTCGGGTAAAATCGACAATACCCATCTTGTCGGTTACAAACTCGCGCAGGATCTGCACCCTCCCCGCTGTGGGGACCTGGGCGACGACACACGCAGGGCAGTTGCCGGAGTTGTCCCAGCCTCGATACAGATCGCCAGACGACCACACGAGCGGGTCTTTGGCAACGTGCAGGTCGCGTCTGAAATTGTGATAGACCAGTTTCCCTCTCACGATGACGCCCGGCTTGCCCATGACGTACATGTCCGCCCAGTCGGGGTTATCAGCATAGTCGTTGAGGAGGTCGTCGTAATAGTGGGGACGGAGGTGCGCGTCGTTCTCCCGGGGGGGCTGCCAGAATCCGCGGTGGCTTGGTTTCGGGGTTCCTTCGGGGACTGGTCCCGGGGGAGGTGTTGCCCCCCAGTCAAAATCACGGTACGTAGACGACTCGATGTCAGGCGGGTTGGTCGTCTCGATGCCGAACCGGGCAGGGCTCTGCCGGGGATACCGCCCGATCCGGTTTTTAAGCATCATCTTGATCTCGTCTGCGACCTCAATGGACTCGTCGATCCAGTAGCCAGTGATCTCCAAGCTCTTGAACTTCTTGACATCTTCCGGCCTGTCGCATGACCTGAAGAGGATCTCGGCATCGAATCCCTCTGGGTATTTGAGTGTCAAGGTCTTCCGCCCGGCCTCGTATCGGCCCCAGCCGAACCACTCAAACACGGTTTTCTGCGTAGTGTCGATCAGCTCGGTGTACGTGTTCCTCACGATGACCCAGCGTGTTTGCGTGATCTGGTACTGGTCAAAGAGGAACTGAGGCAGGTAATAACAGACCTCCCATGTAGCTGCTGTCGTTTTCCCCGACCCGACGGGGCCCACGATGCACCGGATCTGAGCCGGGTCCTCGTGGAACGACCTTAGCGTTGGCAGGGGATCGTATTCGCGGATAACCTCTTCTCGAGCGGCTGTTGCGCTGTCACTCATCGCTCACCCCTGCGCGGGACGGTTTACTGATCGCGGCCGGTTTCATAATTGTCACGGCACCGGAGTGCTCAACCGCGCGCCGGTCTTGCCAGCGTCCTGGGCGTCTGTTTTTCAAAAAAATAAATATGGACGCAGGGTCTGGAGGTATGGTTTTAGTGACGATCTTTGTCGTCACCATCTCGCCATCTCTCAGCTCCTGGGTAGTCTCATCGTATGAGTATCCGATGACCCTTTTTACGAGCGAGTTTTCGGCTCTTTCTGAGTTCCACTCGTCTTTGCCGCGTTGTAGGGCCTCCCGAAATTCTGGGTTAACCTTCTGCCATTCATAGAAATTCGAGACGTGGATGCCACAAAGTTTTGCGAGGTCTTCGTCGATTACCCCATACTTTGCGCAAAAATCCTCGACGAGCTTAGGATGCCTCTTGGAATCGTATTTCGATGGTCTTCCGACTGGGCGTTTTTTCTTTTGAGTTGCCATCATTCTGCCATCATCTATTCTCCGCGATATGGGTGGGGGCCTGTGGTGAGCAGGCCCCCTAGGGGAATGGGAATGAAGAGACGTGAGAAGGCTGGCCCGCTTTGTCGGGAATGTCAACGATGAGAGTGGCAGATATGATACATAGGAGCTATGTGCCAAAAAAAATCATTTTTTTTTATTTTGTGTGCATTTTTTTTGCGGATCACCTGATCTAACCATCCCCGCCCTCCCTGCTCACAACGGGGAGGGCCTTCTCGTCGCTCCGAACCTCCTCCGTCGTGAACATCTTGCCGCATACCTCGCAGCGCCGCCAGCGGAAATTGACCGTGTCATAGGCACGGGTATGCTCGACCCGGGTCTTATCGTGCAAACAGAATGGGCAGATCATTTCGCACCTCGCTTTATGGGCTGCACGTAACATCACCAAACCATACTAAACCCACACATTGTGACATTCATTTCCTGTTTCATTTCTTACCCCCTTCTTGCGCAAACAACGGCGTTAATTTCACCTGCAACCCCAGCCTCATAACCACATCGTCAACCGAGTACGCCATGAACCCGATCCCGCCCTCCTGGTTTACCCGCTCGATAAATCGCATCTGATCCGGGCTCACGCGGCCCCCCGGTTTTTTTACCTCGATAGCCAGGAGACGGCCTTGATAGCACCCCAGGATGTCACTGATCCCCCTTGGGAACGACATAGGCCCCTGCCAGCTCTTCCAATGCCAGACCCGGCAGATCTTAAGCACCTGCCGGATCTGCTGGGTGATCTGTTGCTCTGTGAGACCGGCCATCACTTTGCCATCATTACCTTCCGCCATTGGACATATCAAAGAACTGGCCAAAACCCATTGGACATATCAGTGATCTGTCCACTTTCTCCATGAGTCGAGCCTGTCCCATCCACTACCGTCACATATGCCGTTATACTGAATATCCATGTAGTCTACCCCATAAGTACTATGCCCAGCGCCTACCGGAGGCCTGGATAGGTCACGGATCGGGTATAGAAGCGCGTCTGGATGCTCTGGGTGACAAAAGCACACATCAGCGGGGTTGTAGTGCGACAATGGTTTCCCGCATATTCGGCACCGCTTTTTTTTGTTCATACTCCGAACCCTCCCCTATCCCGATTTTCCTGGCAAAGAATAATTCCGATCCCGACGCCTACCGCAAACGCTATCGCCACAATGGCCAGCCATGCGATCCATATCATGACGCTACCTCGCTTAGACCAACCGTACCTCCCATCAGAACGGAATTTCCCCATCCCCTTCCGGCGAACTCTTCTCCGGCGGCGGGTCCCCGTAGAACTCTTTCGAGGCCGTGCCGCTGCTGTCCCGCTTGCTGTCAAGGAGCTGCATCCGATCGGCTACGATCTCGGTCGAATAACGCTTTTTGCCGTCCTTGTCTTCCCATGCCCTCGTTTGCAGCTTCCCCTCGAAATATGCCTGGCTGCCCTTATGGATATACTCGCCGGCTATCTCGGCCAGGCGGTGCCAAAGCGTTATTTTGTGCCACTCGGTACGCTCCTGCTTCTCGCCAGAGTCCTTGTCCCGCCAGGTTTCGGACGTTGCCACGGACAACTTGCAGACCGCCACTCCGGCCGGGGTGAATTTAAGTTCTGGGTCATGTCCCAGGCGACCGATGATCATGACTTTATTTAGACCGCTCATGCTTTGCCTCCTCTCTTTCTTTTTTCTACGCCGTCTCTTCTGGAAACAATCCCCTGATTCGCTGGTGTTCTCCGTCGAAATACACCGGCACCTTCCCAATCCCCGTATTGCGTCCCTTAGCGATGATCAACAATCCCTCATGCGGAGGAGCGTTTTTTTTGTAAACCACCTCGCGCCATAGAAAAATGACCGTATCAGCATCCTGCTCTATTGACCCGCTCTCCCGCAGGTCTGACAGTATCGGCTTTTTGTCGCCGCCTCGGATCTCACACGCCCGGTTCAGTTGGGCCAGGCAGATCACTGGGACATTGAAATCCCTTGCCATGGTTTTCAGTCGCTGGCTGATTTGAGAAACTTCGCGTTCCCTGTGTTCCAGCTTTCCATCGGCCCGGATAAGTTGGAGGTAATCTATTACCACCATCCCCAACCCGGTTGTTTTACGGACAGATTCACACGTCGCAGCGATCTCGTCGATGGACATGTTCGCTTTATCGCTATACGAAATGGGAACATGTGCAAGCCTATCAACGGCTTTCTTAATTTCATCCATGTCATTGGGGGTTAAGTCGGCACGCCTGATGGAGGTATAGTTCACGCCGCTATGGGATGATAATTGCCGCTTAATCAGTTGGTCCCTCGGCATTTCGAGTGAGAAGAAAAGAGCTGGGACGCCAGCCGCCTCGGCAAATTCCTTTGCAAGGATGCTTTTGCCCATACCCGGCCTTCCGGCAACGATAATAAGGTCCCCTGGTTGCCATCCGGTGATAAGATTGTCTAAGGCCGTGAAACCCGTGGAGATACTATGCGTATCCTTTTGTTCAAGCGTTGCATACACATCCAACAACGAATCTGCCAAGGAATAAACCTTTTGGCCCGTATCTATCGCTTTAATTTTACCAAGACGATCTTTCGCTTCAATCAACACATCCTGAGCATTCCCAGTTTCGGATTTTCTGATAATCACGTCGCTGATCGTCAAAAGGTCTTTTTTCAACCGGTTCGATTTGACATTGCGAATATGGTAGGATGTCCCCGTAGAGGTAATAACGCTTTCTAAGATGTCCCCGATGTATGATCCTCCTCCGGCCTCATCCAGTTTGCCATGTCTCGATAGAGAATCAACGATCGACGTGGGCATGATTTCTTCCCCCCTGGCATCCGCATCCAAGATGGCCTTATAAACGAGTTGATTTTTTTTGTTTGAAAAGTCATTTAGTGAAATCTCAGATCGAATTGCCTTGAGGGTTTCGGGGTTGACCATGATCGCTCCCAGGATGCAGATTTCAGATTGTGTTGTATTCATCGTTCCTCCTACCAGTACGGTGGGTCATCGTCATGTGACACCTGAACGTCAACTTGGTCAGACCATCGCTCGCCGTTGATCCAGGTTGTGGGATGTGGAATAAATTGGCCGCTGTCTTTTTTCCAGGTTGGGGTATCTGATTGTTTTGCGATAGCTGAAATGAGGTCGTCAATGGGCGGTCTGCTTCCGTTGCATTTTTTCCAAGCATCGAACGCTTTTTTCTTGTTGACCTTCCGTGGATAGGCACTCCAAAAGCGCTCAAAATCGACGGTGTACGCACATAAGGGTTTATTCTTTTTCATTCTTATACATTCTTGTTTAGGTTCACGTTTGGTTCGCGTTTGGTTCACGATTGGTTCATTATTGGTTCGCAATTTCTGTAATTCGTTGTAATTTGATATAGTTATCAGGTTCGCTTTTGGTGCGGTTTCAGTCACGATCATGTTACACCTGCGTAACAGGTTTAAAAACCGTGTGACCTTGCTTCTGGACCACCCCCAGTCGCCAGCGAGATCACGTTCCGTCCTGATAAATTGCCCCCGTTTGATGTGATAAATATCATGGCGATATAGCACGTCGGCGTCCTTGTGGTTTGCCTGTAATAGCATGTCAACCCACGCCTGACCCTGCGTGAACGGCTTGTCTTGCCATAACGGATTCAGTCGTATTTTTCTAAGAAGGAATATTCCGCCGCGATGCACGTTGCGCCACCTTG